ATCGCCAGCATCGCAAGATACACAGCTCCAGCCAGTGCAGCGATACCAAGCGCAACGCTAAGGAAACCGGAGATCATGTTTTTAGCGACATGCGCTTTACCGATCATCGACGCGACTGCCGAAATAAGTGCTATGATAGCAATAAACTTCATCGCCGCCTGTGCGCTATCGGATAGCTCAAGATCCTTAAGTGCGCCAAGAGAGTTAACGACCAAAAGGATTGCGGTAGAAATAAGCACCATCACAACCGCAGCGATTGTGATCTTTCCGCCAAGCAAGCTCATAAGAGCCGCAAAGCCGATAATTTCCAGCCCGACACCGGCAATCAATGCAAGAATCGAACCGACCTTAAGCCACGTCGCCTTTGCGCCTTCAACGCCGTCAAGCGCTTTCGAGGCGTTCTTGAGCGCGAAACTCAGGATTAAGATCGACACACTCATAGCAAGAACCGGCTTGACTAGCCCATCCATTGTCTTTCCGCCCTTCGCGAGTTTCGTGGACAGGAATGTCATTACGCCAGCCAGTACACCAAGAACAATCATGAGCGCGCCAAGTGCAACGGATGCCGCCAGAAGTTTATCCGACGGAATGCTTGCGATAATGTAGAGGCTTGCAGCCAATGCAATAACCGCCAGCGCTACAGTCCGTACATTACCCGCAAAGGTATTGCCGAATTTGCTGATAAATATCTTATTGATGTTGGCGAACGTACTCTTAACCGTATCGGCAGCCTTTGTGACACTGTCCAGCGCCTTGCCGACAATTGCAAGAATACCAACCATGCCTAACAGCGTTGTTAATGTAGCAAGCTTGCCAAAGTCAAGAGACTTCTTTGTTCCGTCGGCACTTGTAGTCAATCGTTCGAAAGCATCTTTGACTGCATCAATCGCTTTCTCCAGACCGGGGAATTGATCTTTAAGGTCGCCGAGGAATGTCGTAAACTTGAAATTCTTAATGTAATTTCCAAGTTTCTTAAATGCCGCAAGTGCTTTCTTTCCGAAAGATTCAATACCAGCAATAAGCGTTCCAATTGGGTCTTCGCTGTTGATAACTTCTGTAATAAAGTCCCCGAAAGGCTTAAGCGCATTCGTATAGATCCAATTTCCGGCATTTTGAAGAAAACTGCTGATTGACTTAATTACAGGGGTTGCAACCGCTTTCAACCTGTTCCACAGTTTAACGACAGGCGTCATCTTTGCTGCAAGCTTCTGGAACATTCCAGGAAGCTTATTGAAATCCTTTGAATCAAGTGTATCAAGGTATTCAGAAAATGCTTTCAGATCGGCAATTATCTGATCTAGGCCACCAATAGTGCCGCCGTGTAATTTGTCAAGGAATTGCTTTACGGTACCAAGTGCCTTTTGAACGGCGTCAAGATTAATGACCCATTCGCCAAACCGAATAGCAAGTTTTCCAATGGAAATACCGACCCGACCAACTGCACCGACAACCGAAATAATCTTCGATAGAACTCCAAATATCCGATCGAACACGGCGCCAAGGGCCTTTCCCTCTTTTGCCCCCATTTTCAACTGAGTTGTCAAATAGTGGAAAGAAACGATCATATTCCGCAGCCGCTCAGCTGTCATTTTCGGAAATGCTCTATCCCAAGCATCTTTAACAACACCGAGACGATCTCCGACAGCGCTAAGAACATTTTTAAGCCCATCAAGCATAATCGTCCGGCCGCTGTTCTGGGAATAGTAACCGTTGTCAAATTCCTTAGCCTGAGCTGCTAACTCATCCCAAATATCCGTCTGGACTTCAAGCGCGTCATTGACCTCTTCGACACCGAATATTGTAGAGTTCATACTATCGACCAGCTCTTCATTATCATGAGCAGCCGCGTTATATAAAAGATTCAGCCAGTTGGTTCCAAGATAGCTACCATCAATACCGGCGTCAATAAGCTGTTTCTGCTGTTCTTGAATTCCATACCCATACTTACCGGAATTGACTTCCTTCAACAGAGCCCGAATATCGCCTTTTGCTTTGCCGGCCCCTTTGGACGTTTCCTTCATAGCCTTAGGCAGCTTTTCAAGGGTCCTTTCTAGAAGACTGGAATTCACCCAGGACTGACTAAGAATATCATTAAACGTTGTGGCATCCGCCGGAAGCGCGTCAAAATCTCCGAAAGCGGCCGAATTGGCATGGTCTGCTTCATAAACTTCCTTAAGTGTGGATTTGAAATCGTCAAGACTTACACCAGCATCTTCTACTTTCTGACTGAATTTTTCAACAGGAGAAGTCTGGAATACATCCTCAAGAAGATTATTCCGTTCCTCAAATCCACCGGCAAAGATGTCCCAAAGACCATTCGCCACATCGGTCCAGAGTGTCTTAGCTTGTTCATAGTCACCAAAGATGATTTCAAAAGTCCGCATCCATCCGGAACTAACTGCGTCTTTTGTAGAATCAATAGCTTCGGTGAAGGACTTCGCCTCCTGTGCAGCCTTTGCGGCGTTAAGTGACACACCATCATACTGCTGACTGAGGATTTCATACGCTCTCGATGCAGTATCAATGGTGTTTCCCTGATCGTCAAGTGTTCCGATCATCTCATAGGCTTTCTGGGTCATCTCATCGAAATAACCGAAGCCCTTTTCCATAACTTCACGAGTAGCCCATTTCTTGCTAAGCGTATCCGTAAAGTTATCTACAGTTACCTCACCTTTTTTAATCGTTCCAGCTTCTTCACCGGCACGAATAAGGGTCTCAACAAGCTGTTTCGAGCTTGCTCCTGCTTGCTGAACACTCTTCCAATCCATATAACTAAGAAAACCCTGGCTATATGACTGATTCAGATTATAGATAACGCGGTTAAACTCGGCTGCACCCTTGCCCGCAAAGGCGGTTGCATTCGCCATACCCTCGATCATAGGAACGAGCTTATCGATATCACCACCAGCACTGACCATTGTAGACAATGCCTGCGTCATATCAGTAAACCCATAGGACGTTTCATCCGAGAACCACATCAACCGATCCAAATATCCATTCACTTCGTCAATGGATTTTCCGGTCGAGTTAATCAGTGTCTGGACATTTGCAGTCTTCTGCTCGTATTTTGAAAATCCGGTAGTGATCTGGTCAACACTCAAAGACTTCGCCATCGCGATACCCGCGTTGACCGCCCGGTTCGTAATATTACTAAGCGCCGTAATACCGGCGACCTCAATCGCCGAGAATTTTCCGATTACAGAATCGGCAGCGCTCAGCAAAGGCGCGAAATTGCACTTCGCGGCAGCCTTTTCGACATTCTCGAAACCCTTATCACCGTTCTTAAATGCCAGAGCCTCGTCAAGGCTGTTCAGAGTTCGTATAGACTGCTTTGCGTTCCGCTCAAAAGAGCTGTTCTGCATCTCAAGCTGTACAACTCTGTTGTCAACCGCATTACTCACGAACCAGTCACCTCTCTCCAGATGTTATCTCGTATTTCATCAAAAATAGGCTGGATAGCGGGGTTGATGTAATCTCGCCCTTCTACCCAGCCTCCGGTCCCGGTGCCATGCCCATACTGAATCAGCAAGGCAATCACCAAACCTTGATTAATATTGTCGTTGATCCAGTTGATCTTGGCGGATCCGCTGCCATAAGCCACTTCAAACCGCCATGCCGATGCAGTCTCGCCGGATTCAACAGGCGTGGCAGAAGCCAGCGCTTCGACCCCTTTCTTACCATATTTGATAAGGCTCTCGAAAATAGTCTTATCGGATGCTTTCCTCAGAAATTTACGGGTCTTGTTAAAGTTTCCCTTTGAACTGATGCGGATCCCCATAAATCAACCTCTGCTATGGTATTTCGCTCTTCGGGCTTCGTTTATAGCCCTATTACTCTTGTAAATATCATTCTTACTCATCTTCTTCGGATTATTCTCAACGGAATGAATGCGAATTAATGTCATAAGACGATTCAAATGCCACTTTTCTGCCTCGAACGGTATTTGCGCTTGACACATCCAATAATAGATGAGCTCAGACGTGATCTGTTTCGAGGATGGCTTTTCTGTTTGTTTTCCATGGAATGTAGTTGCCGTCATCGGATCGTGAATATATTCATCGATCTGCTTATAATCCTCCGGTTTCAGCCGAAAGTACACATTCGGATCCACATTCCTATTTATTGTCATGCACCGCACATAGTCTCGGAATTCCTCTTCAGTTTTCTGCGCGGTACTCATAAAAGGCTTTTTCCATTTACTCTCCCATTTTGAAATTGCCAAAAGAGAGTGCTCTAACTGGATCACAGTCGGCTTGATCTCCGTAAACGTCCATGTAGCTTCGTCGAAGATCTCGCCGGACGATACGGTGATATAGAGCATTTACACACCTGCCAGCTGAGGGCCAGTAGCAGGCTTTGCGGCATACTGCTCCATATCAGGGAATACAGCGTTGACGAACTTCTTTGCGAAGCCTTCATCGGTCACCAGCTGCATAAAGAGCGCATTGTAGGCATTGGTCTGCGCGAAATCCTGATAGATTTCATCGGACTTCTCAAACCGTCTGCCGTCATTGGACTTCCGGCCATAAGCCATCTCAACCATCTTGACGAAGAACTTCATCAGAGTAGGGTCATCCTGCTCCTGAGTTGCCTTTTCCAACAGATTCTTCATACCGCCCTTCACAGAGTACTGAAACTGCGTCATCTCGGCGGGAGACAGGTGGAAATACAGGTCCTCGGTGCGCTCATTGCCATCGAAATCGGTATACTTTACAGTGTGCTTAAACATATAGTTTTCTCCTTTCAAATCTTAGAAAACCCGCCAGCCTGTTATGGACCGGCGGGCAATGTTTGTGATCGCTTAGCCAGCGTCGGGGGTCATGATCGTAATAATCTCAGCAGGCAGGGGCAGTCTCGCCTTGGCGGTGGTGCTGCCGTACAGAATATCCTCCAGCTTCTTCAGGCAGGCCTTCTCCTGCTCAGTCTTCAGCTTGGTGGAGTCGATTTCCATATGCGCGAAGGGCTTGAAGCCTGCCACGTTAACGGGAACAGTCTCAAAGTCCCAGCTCATCTCCATAGCTTCGGGAGAGTCGTTAATGGTCTGGAAGTTACGCTCAGAGGGAGAAACGGTAGCGCCATAGATCAGGTGGATCTTATAGCCATAGTCCTCGAACATCTGGTCATTGCCGACGCGGGTCCGGAATGCCAGACCAAAGGTCTTACGGGTCTGCTGACCGACGGTCAGACCAACGGTGCCATCAGGGGAAGCGGAACCATCACAGGCGGCCCACTCATCTGGATACATATAGGCCTTGATAGAGCCCTTGTAGTCTTCCGCGGACCGCATGACCAGGAACTTCATGTTGTCGGCGTAGACATTAGTAGCCTCAGCGCCTTCAGGAGATTCGTCGATCTCGCTCAGACCGCTCCAGGCAACACCCTCGCCGGGTGCATTGTTGTTATAGGGATAGAGGACGCCCTTATCGACGCCAGTCTGGTACTCTCGATTACCAACCTCATCCCACACGAGTACATTGGATTCAGGCATAGTTTTAGCCTCCTTATTTAATAGTAAATACTACAGACGAAATGGGCCAACCCATCCGCCGTATAGAAGCGGTTAAAGGAATAATACGGAAACGCTTCCAAAGCCCGAAAAATGGAGCTCTCTGGGTCCCTGTCGATTGCCGTAACAAGGTATCGGTCTCTTGCGATGAATCGACCGTTTGAAGCAAATTCGACTTGTTCTCCTGAGCGCTCATATCGGATGCATGGATAAACCATTCTTACATTGCTGTCGGGATTGAAATATGCGTTCTTCACGGCTTTAATGGCAAGGAATTTATTATGAAGCTCCAGTCTTCTATCCATTGTAAATTCCTCCCAATGTAAGATTGATCCTCGGGTATTCAAATGTTGCTGAGACAATTTCCCATTTGAATCCGTGCTGAACGACATAGCGCATATATCCAATATTTTCCTTGGCGAAGCTGTCAGCGACAATACGGATCTCTTCGCTCAGCGTGAAGTCCTTATTCGTACTGTCGCTATTGTTATCAAGGCGAACCCTGCGGGTGATCGCGTCGCCATGATACGTTCGCTCTATTGGGTCTCCAGGGAGATAAACGCCGGGTCTTTGCTCCGCGACCTGAACAAAACCGACTTTTCCACAAAAGCGAGCCATTTTGAATTACCTCAAGCGTCCTTAGAGGTCCACTCGGTGCCGGTCACGCTGGTAGTGCCATCGACAGTGGTCACCTTGGCTCCGGCCAGCTTAACAGGGCGCAGGAAATTGGCGCCATCGTGG